GTGTCGTCACCGTTTCCTTCCTCGCGAGAAAGGCAGCCCGTTTTGTACCGGGCGTACCTGTCTGCGATTGGATGAGCGAGCGACAAGTTAGTCTTTGTCAGTGGATCACCCATTGGTATACCGTTAACCAGTGTACCAACGTGTTTTCCACGCAACATCAGTTTCTTCGGACCGAGCCAATATCTCTTGATTACCTCAAGTGACATCGGATCGAGTCCTGCCTTTTCTAAAAGTCGCCCCGTTACCCTCCACCCCATTTCTGGGGTGGGAGCATCGGTGGCCTTTGCCCAATCTGACGTGTAGAGGTAAACTGGTTTCTTGTCGAAGATCCAGTTGACCCCCCCACGGTCATTCTTTTCACGAACGATCTTCTCAATGAACCGCCACCCAAGCCTTGAAGCCTTGAGTCCGGATCTGAGATTATCTAGCTGTTTGATCAAATGGAGTGTGATGTGGCTAAACGGTTGTAGAGCCACATCCTTCCAAAAGCTTCCAGACGTGACGACACGTGCCTTTCCGTTTTCACGGACGGCCGCGACGTTCACTTCGAGTACGCTGCTATCACCTGAGATAACCTTTTGGGCTGCCTCAGGCCATAGCCATTTTCCAAGTGTTCCTGGAATCCCTTCTCTCAGCGGCGGTATTACAACCTCCGCATCACGGACAAGGGACTTCAGGTAACCGAACTTTCCTTCATTTGCCCGCGAGGACTCTCTGCAAGCAGAGGTACTCATGGACATCTTGAATTCTGGGTTCGTGCCTAGGAAGGGTTTGGCGAGTAACTCGTCAATCACTTCATCTATGCACCTTTCTAGAAGATCATTAGTCTTGAACTCTCTTTTCTGCGTAGCCGCAGACAAGAAAGACTCAATTGATTCGTTGACCTGCTCTTTGCCGGCTAAACCAGTAGCCCTGGTTTGGACGAACATAGCAGTTCTGAACATTTTCTCCTTAGATGAGGAACTCGCCATTGCGTTAAAGCATTGAAGAGGCCTCACAAGGAATGACATATCACGGATGCTGTCGTCGATCACTAACGTGGTCTTCTCCAGCATTGCCTTCTTTACGTCTTTCCGCACCTTCTTCAGGTTCTTTTGAAACCTAGAGTAGTTGTGGAAACAATTCATCATGATACTGGATGTAATCCTGTCTGAGAGCGCATAGCCCTCAGTTAGGAACATCTCAGGAAACGCGAAAATCAGTGACATCAGAACACCGTCAACGGTGTTCAGAATATCACGAAGATGCAG